GCACCGCTTGCCGCATAGGCATCGCTGAAGACAGCGGGAAAGGTCAGAGCCAGGGCGGCGTTTGCGCCCGGCTTCTTCGTAACGACAGCGGCCATTTACTATGGCCTGCTATTTCAATACAGCCCGTGCTGCTTCACGTACTTGGAAGCCTCGATCATAGACAGTCCCTTATCTGCCATCACCTTCTTGACCACCGCCGCCCGCTTGCGCCGACCGTCCTCCGGGCCAGCGGGCGCACGCTTCTTACGGCCACCCACAACAGCCGCCTCCGGGGCCTCGACCGCCTGAGGCTCTTTAGGTGCCGGGGCAGGAGCCGCCGGGGCCGGGGCCGCCTTCCGCGTGCGACCGGGCAGGATCTTCCGAGTCCGCCCCAGCAGCGCAGCACCACCCGATCCCTCACCCTCATACGCGCCCGTCTGGAGACCGCCCTCCAGCTCGTGCAGATAGGCACCGAAACCCTTCAGGGGGTTCTCCAGGTGATCCATTAGCGTGTGCTTCTTGCCACCCTGATAGGCACCAGACGGCATCTCCGCCATCTCGTCCTCCTCCAGGTTGTGGATGGAGGGAGACAGCGACTCCATCCGGGCCGCCTCCTTGTCAAACGCCTTGTCCGATGCCCCGCCGTGGAACTGGCTCAGTCCCGTGCTGGGGACCGCCCCACGACCCCGACGACGAGGTGCCTTCCGCCCCACGGGGTTGCTGCGTTCCGCCTGCTCCTCCAGCGCACGCATATCGGCCAGAGCCTTCCGTGCAGCACGAGCCATCCTCTATATTACGGGGCGCGCTTTTATTGTCAGGAGGTTCCGCCAGCGTTCCGCTCACCAGCAGCCGCGGCTCAGGTGTCGGCAGATACTCCACCCGCAGCCCGGACACAGCCGACGGGACACGCACGCTGATGGCGATGTGCCGCCCACGGATTGCCGCATACGCCTGAGACACAATCGCCGACCACGCCATCTCTACTAGGACTCTACATCTTGGAGACGAAGAGTCCCAGCAAAAGGAATCGCACCTATCTTGGCCTGCCTGGACAACGCCTGATCCCACATGGATGTCAACGGCGTACATGAACTCCAGGGCCACAGCCAATCCCCACTAGGGTGCCAGGTTGCCGGCCCCTGTGCCGGATGTGATAGATTAACCATATACGTAGTAGCGGTAAGTCGTGCCGGCGGGCAGAGTCACCGAGAAACTGCCAGCGGCGAACGGGGGACCCGGCAGCGGGGCAGCCGTAATCACAGGGGCTGCTGGGACTGCTGCGGGGAAGGCTGCTCCCGCTACGGGGATCAGGTGGACGGTTGATGTCGCCCGGATAGTATTGACAGGCACCACCTGCGCTGCGCCGGTGCCTACGATCTGGCCCGTGCGGGTCACATCCAGCCAGTCGGGGTTGACGGCAAGCACGCCCTGGCTACCACAGGCCAGGGGACTGTATCCTACCCAGTACGGTTTTCCGAACGCGGATGTCGCTGAAGGATAAGCCCACAGAGAATACTGATCGGCGGTCAGGCCACCGCCGGTAGTACCCGTCGCATAGTGTTCCCACGAGGTGCTGTTCGCGGACCGAGAGAACAGCGACAGGCCTGCTCCACCGCCAGCCGGAGGCGGCGACAAGTTTGGTTGGACTCGCACCCCACCGTTCACGTTGTGCGTCAGGGCGATCGAGACGCCAGCCGGGCCCACAAGATTGAGCGGGCCCACCGTGGACTCAATCACCATCCCGCCTGCGTCTCCACCCGTCACCGACAGCACACCAGTAATCGCCTGGTCCTGGAAAGAGGTCGGACCCAAGAACGATGCCTGGGACGCCGGGACATCCACACCGCCAGTCACCGCGATTCCCGCAGGGGTACCAGACAGAATCTGCGATACCGACATCCTATACCGGGGGTGGGGTTTTTTGTGTGGTTATGTCGTCTGGGGGTTTGAGGGGACCAGGGGGATCCAGTAGGGAACCCCCGCCACGCTGATCTGAAGATAGTTAGTCACGTTGATGGCACCCACCAAGTTCTTCTGGAGGGTGAATGTACCAGCCGCCGCACCAGCCGTCTGCCGTGCTGAAGCATCAGCCGTGATGTTGATGTATCCCGCCCCTGCCGCCGTCAGGGGACCCCCAGAGAAAGACACGTTAACCGTCGGGTCCAGCTGGACATAGCCGTTCGTGGCATCAGTCGCCTCCAGCACCAGTTGGCCGGGGCCAACCGACCGGACTAGACCAGTATCCACCTGCATGATCGCCACACCAGCGGGGGTTCCAGACAAAAGCTGCGACGCAGACATCCTCTATACCTGTGTCGCATATTTCGGGCCCAGTCCGATTACATCAACCGCGCAGCCAGGGACTTGCGCGCACGACCGCCAGTCCGCGCACCGCCGGAGGGACCGCAGCCGTCCATGCCCATGCCACCAGACTGGCCATAGCCCACAGCGCCCAGAGCGCCCTTCACCTTGCCCATCGTGCCCTCATCACCCAGCATCCCCTTCACGGCCGAGATGGCGGGCTTGGTGGCGTGGTAGATCTCCTTGGCCTTGCTCAGGGCGTTCGCCAGAGAGCCGAAAGAGATACCACCGACCATCCGGTCCAGAGACATCCGGGTCATCGGGGGAGCCTCCGCCGCGGCGATGATGTCCTGCTCTGACAGCACGCCCTTGATGATGCGGCTGGAGCCACGGATGGACTCAAAGAAGCCAGAGTTCGCCGTGATGACGTACAGCTGGGCAGCCGCGTCCACGGAGCCGGTGTTCTTCAGAGTTACGTTGAATTGAAGCGTGAAGTTGCCGACCAGAGAGGGAGCCTGGCCGCTCTGCAGAGTCAGGTCCTGAGAAGGCTTGATCACCAGGGGACCGCCCACCAGAGGCACGCGCTGGCCCTGTTGGCTGCCGGGGTAAGAGCCGGCCGCCGAGTGCGCCGAACCCACCCACGAGGCGTAATCCATATCCACACCGTTCTTCACCGACATCGCGTACAGCTCCTCCGCCGTGTGGCTGGACAGCAGACCAGAGAAGTTGTCGAAGTTGACCGTCAGAGGGTTGGTCACGCCATCCACGCGGCTCGCAATCGGGAACAGGAAGTCCGCATCCGTCGCGCCGTAGCCCGCAGCAGGCTTGGCGTAGATGATGAGCAGGTCGGGGATCTGGGGCAGAGTGATGGTCTGCGAAGAGACCTGGAGCGTGCTGCCAGCGGGGATCGTGGTGGGCGTGGAGATGTACCGGGGGAACTCCATGTACGGGACCACCGACTTGGCCGGCAGAGGCACCGACAGCGCCGGGGTCAGGAACTGCACATCCACGCGCGAGCCCTGGAAGGCACCCTGCGCAGGCGCGGTGTTGTAGGCCACGTTGGTGATCGTGCGGCCAGCGCGGGTCGTGCTGCGGATCACACGAGACGGGGACGAACTCAAGTTCATAATCAGCTGGATGTTGTTGATGCCGAACAGGCCCGTGTCGTACTCGTGCTCATCCGCGAACACGAAGGGCGACAGCACCAGCGGCTCCGTGGTCTGCCAGCGGATGTAGATCTGGTGGGGACCCACCGCCGGAGCAGTACCACCCGCGTTGAAACTGGGAACACCGCCCGCGCAGTCGTAGGTGGCACCGACGAACGCCGGGGAGGTGGGGGCCAGGGGCAGAGGATTGCCCGCCGAGTCCGTGAAGACCAGGTTCGGCCACGCGCCGTTAGGCACGTTGTCGTAATCCGTCGCCGTGTCCTCACCGCCGATAGGGTTGTTGACCGTGCCGAAGGCATCGTTGTAGGAGCGATACTTATCCAGCATCGTGGGGCAGGTGCGCACCAGGCGGTTGCCCTTCTTGTCGCAGAGACGCAGAACCTGCTGGAGGACATCCTGAGTGTTGATAACACTTGTGGTATCGTTGATGGTAGAAGTTAGCGTGGAGCAGAGGGAGTTGAGCGGGAAGGCGCACAGGGAGAAGTCGCGGCCGGGAACCACGACCGACTCACCCACCGCCGGCAGAGCCGCCAGGGTCACCTGGAACTGCTGGAAGCAGGACGACGTCCAGCGAATGTAGCGATCAACGAAGACGTTCTCAGATGGGACGTAGCGTGTCCCCTTCACCGCTTTCACGGGAAGCCGGACTATACCTTCTGGGATCACAGACCTTTGCTAGGGGTCTCACCCACCCGACTGGTAGTCTCTGGGACATACTCCATAGTCTCGCATAACGACCGTAGGAGCAGTCTGCGGATTACCCAATCCTTGCCGCTATTCCGCCTTATCCGTATTTCTCGGAGGTCCCCACCGGGCTTTCGCTCGGTGGGTCGGGGGCAAGGCTCTAAGGGACTTCCCGCATATCGTCGGTAAGCCTCTGATTATTGTCAGAGACAAACACCTAGTTGATGTTGTACGTGTGCTGGCTCGTTGTGGCAGCGATGGCGTTGAAGGGGGCGTTGGTCAGACTGAGCGCACCGAGTTCAACTCCGTACCGGGGGCGGGCCTGGACGATACGCCCGTCGTAGATGGCTCGCTTCTCGATATCTGCTGACATCCTCCCTTATGATAAGGGCCAACAAAAAAGCCGAGGGCTATTTCTGTTGCTAGTCGGTGGCGGCCGGGGGAGCGGCGGCGGCGGCTTTTTTCCGGGCGCGGTAGGCCCTTCCAGCCTCCCGTTGAGCGGCCAGGAACTTCTCGTGCGCCTCGGGGTCGGCCGCTTTCAGGGCATGGTACCTCTCCCGCCTTTTTGAGTTGTCTCTATCCTTGTGGGTCACCCTGTACTCTTCGTAGGAACACTTGGCCTTAACGGAGTTCAGGCACCGGATGTCCGCCAGGTTGATGAATTCGTTCTCTTTCGCCAACACCTCGGGGTGTCCGTGGGTCGGCCCCCCAGAGATAATCCAGTGATGCAGGATGCTGACTGCTACCCCTTCCCATCCTCCGTTGTCCCGAATGAAGGCGTAGAGTTTCCGCTCATCGCCTTCCTCATAGGACCTGTAGTGGTGAGACATGCGTTTCGTCATGCCCTCCGTTGTTGACCCAACATAGTGATATCCCGCTATCTCCAGGCGGTAGATGATAGCCACGCGAGGTATCTCCATCCTCTCCGCTCACTAAGGTCGCTGTAAAGCCCGGGTTCGTGTCCCAGTCACCTTTTGGACCGGGCTCAGGCGCGCTCCGACTTGTCAAAAATCTCCTTGCGGCGGAACATACACTTCAGGGAAACGCTGCTGAGGTTGTACATCGTCACCGGATAGAGCTCGTTATCTAGACGGTTCTTCCAGTAGACCTGGATGTCTATGTTCCGGATCTCCTGCTTGCTGGTCCCGAACTCCGTCATGCGGTACTCGGCCGACGGGATGTAGCTGATGAACTGCCGGTAGTCATCGGACCCGGAGGCGGTGGTGTCCAGGGTGATGTCCGTGATGATAGGCTGGAAGGCGTTCTGGGTCGTGGCGCTGGAGTCGCCCTCGTTGGATGTGCCCAGGACAATCGGCGCTCCCGTCAGCTCCGCCCGGATAGGCAGCAGGCCGCTGGTGAAGACGATGCTCTCAATCGGAGACCACAGGGAATCCACACTCTTGTAGTCTTGCGTCGTGATCCAGTAGGGACGCTGCGCCGCCGCCGGCACGTAGCCCAGGGGAGGCACTCCCGCGTAGGGGGCCACCCGATAGTCCACCACGTTGCTGTAGAACTTGTTGGGGAAGAGAATCTCGTACGTGTAGCCGTCGGGGACCGGTGCAGGAAATGCCGGCAGGATGAAAGAGCTGAGGCCCACTCCAGTGCCGGGGACAACGTATGCCGGGATGGTGGTGCTGTTCCGCAGCAGATTGGTGAAGTTCGCGTAGAGGCCCTGGAGGTTGGTGTTGAAGAACAGGCGCAGCAGGGGCCGGGAGTTCGGCTGCGGCACGCCGGGGGCGTAGGGGATGGCTACGAACGGCTCCAGGGGCTGGCCGAATCCCGTGCTGTCGGCCAGGATGCTGAACAGCGGCCGGGTCTCCTCCGCAAAGATCATCTGCGGCGTCTGGACCAGCGCCTGGAAGGTCGCCAGGGACGGATAGGGGAACGGGTCAGCGATACCCGCCGCCACCCAGGCAGCCGCAAACGCCTGCCTGAGCGCCTCGTGCGCCGTCAGGAAGGTCTGGTTCGTCAGATCCACCACGTGCTGGTACGTGTACCCCCAGTAGTATCGGGTGCTGAGATCCTGCTGGGCCACCGGAGGGGGCGGGAGCGGGGCCAGGGTGGCGTTGATGGTCTCCGGCTGCCAGGCCATGAAGGTGGCCGCCGGGCTGATGTTGAATGTGACCACGCCGATATTCGTCACCCAGGATCCCTGTAGCGTCAGGGCCGCCGCGTAGGTCGTGAGATTCTGGTTCGTCTGACCGGTCTGAATGTTCGGGATGAACAGCGGCAGGTCCCGGTTCGCTCCGTTCATCGTGAAGCGCACAATGCTGAAGTGATACTTGCTAGCGTCCTTGATGATGGGCGCATCGCGACTCTCGTTGAAACGAATCGGCGGATCGGGCGTGGGCTGGAGCGCAAAGTTCAGGTCATCGGTTCGGTTATTGATGATCGTGGCGTTGTAATAGACATAGTCCGGACCGTCGGGAGTGACTGTCCCCCCGTAAGTGAAGTCTCCGTAGTATGCCATGCCCTCTACTTAGTGGGGGCGCCTATTTTCGGAGCCGGTCGTAAGTGAGTCCCGCCACAAAGTCATCCGCCGGTAGTCCAGAGGAGTCCAGCACCTTCTTGTAGCGGTCCAGGCTGTAGGGGGCGTAGAGCAGCCGGGTCACAGCATGTCTCCCACAGGTTGCGATGTCGCCTCGGTCTTTTTGGAACGCGTGGGTGTTGTAGATGACCCGCTTGCCGCTGGCTCGGAGCAGCCGGGTCAGATGCGGCTCTGCTGCGCCTAGGCCTGCAAGATACTCCGTCGGCAGTTCGTCGTTCTGCGTGTCCGGTGCCTCTCCGTACGGGTCGAAGAACTCTATCTCGGTCGGTCGTTTGATAAGAGCGACCCAGTGTCCGCTGGTGGGACTGCTGTTGGGATACAGCAGCACCGCCCGGCCCTTGCCGTCGAAGAGCTGGTCCACCGACCCCATGCTCTTTAGGTCCGGATAGTTGTGGATAGCGATGTCGGCGCCCAGCAGCCGACGGATGTCCGCATCCGACAGCGGATAGCGCCGCACCCGGGCCAGGCTCAGTCCTCGTCTGTCGCGCCGGTCGCCCATTAAAATGGGCTGCGAAAGTAGTAAGATGGCCGCTCAGTGGAGTCCATTCACCGCATACGCTATTGGCGATGTGGTCTCCTATATTGGCCTGGAGTATTCCGCCACGGTAGCCAACATCAATACGCCTCCGGTTCCCGCTACGCCTACGTGGTCTCCCGTAACACCTGGCGGCGGTGCCGTTGCCAACTGGAGTACCTATCCCGCCGTCAGCGATGTCACTCTGGCTAGCAACAACATACTCACCGTCGCACGGACAGATACAGGCATAGTTCGCGTCGGGCAGTTGGCGCCTCTCCTCGGAAGCACCTACATCGATGTGCTCACGGACCTGTCCAGCAACTTCAACGTGGATACTGCGGGTGACGTTGTGAGCAGTTTCGGCACGCAGAACTACAGCCTCAACAGTACAGGTGGTAAGACAGAGGGTATCATCTCCTACAATTCTGGGACAAAAACTACCGTCTTCAATACAGCCCCTATCGTGCCCACGAGTGGTATAGAAGTAGTCGGATCAGTCTCGGCGTCAGCTGATGTCGTCAGCAGTTTCGGCACGCAGAACTACAGCCTCAACAGTACAGGTGGTAAGACAGAGGGTATCGTCTCCTACAATTCTGGGACAAAAACTACCGTCTTCAATACAGCCCCTATCGTACCAACGAGTGGTATAGAAGTAGTCGGATCAGTCTCGGCGTCGGCTGACATCGTCAGCAGTTTCGGTACGCAGAACTACAGCCTCAACACACTTGGCAGTCTATTGCCTGGTCTTCTTGCTCGTCTGGATGCCGTCATGATCGCCACCGGCCAGTCCGCGTCTAACGTCTATTACACGGGAGGATCGGGTGTCGGCACACCGAGCTCCTGGGTTCCCGATCAGTCGCCCCCGGAGGCAGGCGGCACCTCCAACGGCTGGCGATTCACCAAGGCGGCAGGCGGCGGCGGTGGTACGAAGAAGATGAACTGGTATCCGTATAATCCTCTCTACGGTCTCAGCCCTCCGTACACCCAGCCAGTTGGCTCTTTCCTGAAGCGAGACCTCCAGGCCTGCTGGGCTGTCATCACTCCTGCAATCAGCATATCGGTACAGGGGGTCCTGTTCTTCAACATCTTCACCTACGACTATCCCAGTCCTCCGACGACCGCATTCAGCAACCGATGGGACTACTGCGCCAACAATCTGGCTCTACCGCTGACCACCGGCTTACTGACCCTCCAGGCTGGCTTCAAGTATCTCATCTGCTGCGTTGACGCAGACAAGATCGTAGCGACGCCCGGCGCACTAACCACCATCACCAACTGTAACGGACAGTTCCCCTCACAGACCCAGACCACAAAACTCCGCGACCCGATTGACATCCACACCGACATCCCCCACATCACATTCACCGCTGTAGCACTATCCACGGGCACGGACCCTACGCCACCCGCTGATCCATCACAGGTGTATGTGAGTGCTATCTCTCTCAGCACAACCAGTTCCTCAGTAGCGGCAGGCCTGGACTTTACGGTTCATAGTATCGGGTTCCGTGCAGGAGGCTACAATGTAGAGTACACGACTCTGTACAGTTGAATACCATAGCAGTATATAGGAGAATGAGCGGCGTATTCGCACAGTGGAGTCCCCAGACTGCCTACGGACCTGGAGATGTCGTTGATTACATCGGCAAACAGTACGTAGCGACTGTTCCTAACATAGGTAAGCCACCGCTACAGAACCCATCGTTATGGACCCTGCTCAGCACCTCCGGCGCGGGTGGCGACGTAGCGGCGCTCCAGCAGCAGGTCCAGTCCCTCACTACCACAGTCAATCAACTCCACACCTACTGTTCTGCCGTTTCCCAGGCTCTATACCTGCCCCCAGTGATCGGGGAAACCTCCGAGGTGGTCTATCCACCCGCCAAATAATTTGGACGGGTAGGTTATAAGGATGTCGTATCGCGCGGGCAGTTTCCGCGTACAGCCGTATGACTCTCTCGGTGCGTCGGCTCAGGCTCTGACCGATGCGAAGTCCTATGCTGACTCTCTTGCTGGTAACTATGATGCTGCGGGGGCTGCGTCCGTGGCGGAGAGCAACGCTAAGGCTTACGCCGACAGTCTGGCCCCGAACTACGATGCTGCGGGGGCTGCGGCGGCTGCGTCGGCCCAGGCGGAGAGCAACGCCAAGGCTTACGCTGACTCTCTGGCACCGAACTACGATGCCTCTGGGGCTGCGGCTGCCGCGCAGTCCGCTGCGCAGGCCTATGCGGACCAGAAGGTGGCCGATCTTGTTTCCACGGCCCCCGAGATCCTGGATACCCTGGGCGAGATCGCTACCGCCCTGGGCAACGATGCCAACCTGGCTTCCACTCTCACGGCCAGCATCGCCGCGAAGGCCGACCAGACCACGGTGGATGCCCTGGACGCCCGCGTCGCGGCTACGGAGGCCATCAACACCGCCCAGGACGCGGCTCTGGATGCACTCTTGGGTCCGGCGGGTGCGCTCAACGTGGAAAAGGCCGTTGGATCCGGTGAGCCGTTCGTCTATGTGGTTTCTAAGGCAGGTGGTGGTGGCGGCGGGTCGCTCCCTCCCGGCACCTAAGTCCGAAGCCGTATTTGTTTCCCAATTTTTTATCTCCGGAACAGGCAGAGTACAATGTCTGGCTGCTCCGAAGGTAAGATCTACAAGATAACCGCCCCCGGCACCGACCGCATCTACATCGGCAGCACCACGATGCCCCTGACCCACCGCTTCGCCGAACACCGGCGACAATTCCTCCGGGGGGCCGGCACGACGATGTCCCGGGAGATCCTGGAACACCCGGGCGCCCGGATCGAGCTGATAGAGTACTATCCGTGTGCAGATCGCCGCATGCTGCTCCGCCGTGAGGGGGAACACATCCGGGCGAACAGGGCCATCTGTGTCAATCGTGCCATTGCCGGCCGCACCCAGGCAGAGTGGGCAGCGGAGAACCGCCAGCGCTGCCGCGACACCTGGAACCGCTGGGCTGCCCGACATCCCGACAAGGTCCAGGAGATTAACGCAAAAAAGCGGGCCATCCGGGCGGCCGCCAAGGGGGTGGTCTTGCTCTTCGTGGAAAACGACACGGATCAGTCCGGTGGCTCCACGGCGGGCGACGTGACGCCAGTAGGGAACGCGGATGCCACCTTGGGCAGCACGGACAGCTCAATCCCCGCCGCATCAGCCACCGATACGACCCTGGCCGGAGTCCCGTAAGGCTCTATGTGTTCCAGACCGTTGGCCTCCTCTGGCTTGGATATAAGCGCGTGGCTCTTGTCTCCGAACTTGGCGCGGAACTGTACAATCACCTCGGGCGGAATAAGCGGGGCTACCTCCGCCATCCGGTCGTAGGCATCCTTACTGTACTTGAGCAGGTCACTTGGAGACATCCGTTCGTGGCGGGGCAGGGACATCTGCACCGCCAGGGAGCGATAGAGCTTGGAATACTGGAGACTGGCTATGCGGTGCGCCTCCGCCCGCCGCGCCCAGCCGAAGAAGCTGCCGATG